TTGAACTTCCGAACTGTATCCGGCGTCGCCGCGACGCGCGTTTCGCCCGCGCGTCGCTCTCTGATCACCGCGATCGTAAATGCCACGACCATAGAACTGATTGCGTGTCAGATAGGCATCTGACGTTCCGCTATTCGTGACGTATTGCTGGATACCGGCTGCACCGATACTGGTGACAATACTGAAATCCGCTGTAGCGTCAACACCGGTCCCATCTGACTCGAGGTTCGCAATATAGTCTGTCCCGGCGATCTGCGGCTGCACTTCGGTAGCGCCGATGGTATCACCAGTGACTGGATCGCGGAACGACCCGAGCAGGAGTTTCGTAGTACCGGCGAGTACTTGGACGGAGTTTGCCTGATTGTAGACTAGAGTAGTCGGCAGCGCATCGACTATGAACGGGTGACCTTGCACTCGGACCGTGTTGATGACTTCTGATCGAGTGGACGGCAACTTCACGCCCATGTGCTCAGTGTCGCTCAGCGTCCAGTCGCTCGATGTATGGAGCAAACGAGCGTGACGACTCTCTGCTCTCAGTGTACCATCGGCCTTGACGTAGATCGGGCCGAACTCGCTCGCTGCTAGCTTTCCGAACTCCGCGAGTGCAGCTTGCTTAGTGTTGCTGCTGGTGACAAGCGCGTATGGATAGGCTTCTACTCCCACATCGAACGACGTTGACGTCGGTTGCCGTGGCATCTGAGCGAGGATGTCCGTCAGGATCTCATCCCAACGTTTGCCCACCTGTTCGCCGATAGTGGGCGTCAAGTTCCATCTAGCCGCCTCGTCCATCCAGTCCGCCACTGTCACTTGCACGTAGCGCTCATTGTGAGCGCCGGACAGAGGATCAATGGCGTCGATACGGCCAACAATCTGAGATGTAATCGTACCGGTGTTGGGATTCTGCATCCTGATTCGGCAGTTGATCCCCAGTCGCCATCCCGCGCGTTTGTTTGCGTGATGGAGCGAGTAGTAACCGATCAGTCTAGACGGATTACTCGCCGACGGGCAGTTCGCCAGATAGAAACGAGCGATGCCAGTGCCAGCGACTAGATCTTTCGGTGTGCCCCCATTGATGCCGCGAGTGATTCGTAGACCGCGCTCAGTAAGGAAGTCCGAAGTGATATCCGTCCATCCTCCACCTACAGTACCGGTCTCAACCTCGATGAAGACTTGTGGCTTGATGCCGACAGCTGCGACACCGACACCGGTAGTGGTAAAGGACCAGACCGATCCTGTAGTGCTCCCACCGGAGTTCTTGGCGACCACTTTCCAGAAGTAGGTTGTCGATGGGTTCAGCGCACCCGTCATGTAAGACGCCGACACTTGGTCGGTGCTAACAAGCGGCGGTGTGCCTGACGTCCCGAAATAGATGTCGTATCGATCTGCTCCTGAAGATGTAAAGGTCAGCGTCGTGGATAGAGCTACACCAGTGGCACCGTTCGCTGGACTGGGGGAACTCGGTGAGCCGGGAACCGACGGCGCCGTATAGGCTTCGACTTCAACAATCTCAGCGTGGTTGGCCGCTGTGGCCTGCATCGCCGAGACGTTGACGCGTATCTTCGCTGTAGCGATCGGCGAAAAGAAGAACTGATTCCAAACGTGCGTGTTCCCAGTGACCTCAGCACCTGGCACCGTAGCCCATGCTGAGCCAGTCCAGTACTCAATCGTGTAGTCTCTTAGCCCCTGGAGCGCTGACGTCATCGCCAGGGTCGGTGTTACAGGCCCACCGTCTTGAAGGCCGTAGACATCGATTCTGTTGATTGTAGGTGTACCGGAGAAGTCGATCTGAAGCCACTGCGGGCAGGCATCAAGTGAGCGCCAGTACCCCGATCCTGCAGACTGAGCTTGTGCTACGTTTCCATCGTTCGCTTTCGGGGCATTGAGCCCAGAGTCAAAGTCCGAGGACGACGTTGCAGTCGCGCCGGCAGATGAAGCGGCTACGTTTGACATCAGGAAGCCAGCAGCAAGGCATCGCGGAGTTGGCGCGGTAGATCGCTAGCGTTGTCGCGCAGCAGCTGTTCAATGTTACCCAGCTTCTCATTCGTCGCAGCTTGCTGTCTCGCGAGCGAAGACATTCCGGCGTTGCGCGCCTGCACATCGCTCGCGCTCGAGACTTCCTCGCCCGGCGTCAGCATGGCGGGCACAACATCAGATCCACGAGGTGTAAAGATATTACCCTCAGCCAGATAGCGAACGCCATTCGCCGTGACGCGTCCACCCTGCGCCATGTACTCAGACTCGTTGAACCGTGGCGGCTGCCAGTTGGCAAATGGATTGTCCGGGATCTGACTGGCAGCATTTGCTACATCGGTCAGCTGCTTCGGCACTCCACCAAGGATCTCGGCCAGATGGTCAATAGCCTTCGACAAGGTCTGCAAACTGGTGTCGAGTGGAGTGTCCTCGAATGTCAGATCTCCAACGTCGGTCAGTTTCTCACCAGACTGGTCTGTCAACTGCCCAGTGAGAATCAACTGCTTGATCAGTGGCTTGATGTTGTCTGGGATGGCCGATCCAAACTTCAGCGAATCATCGACCAGTCCTTGAATCTCATCGCGCAACCCAGCGAGCACTCCATCGGCGTCGCCGCCGACGGCGGTCAGATCGGTGAAGATATTATAGATGTCCTTCGCTCGCTGCTCGATATTCGCCTGCTCGAATTTCGGTCCAAGCTGTTCGAGAGTGATGCCGAACTGTGAGGCACGAGACGCGAGAGCCTCGAAGTTGGTTTTGCCTCCATCGAGCAACGCCTGCAGTGAAGTCTTCTCATCGTCGGTCAGGCCTTTCATCTCGAGTAGAGCCGAGATGGAAGACTTGATGCTATCTGGGAGCACATGACCAAAGTTCTGTGCTGCGCCGACGATTCCATCCACACTGTTCTTGACGAGCACCTGCTTGTCGAGTTGCTCCTGGATTTTGTCGATCCAGACCTGCACCGCCTCTGGGCCTTGCTTCTCGGCGTTGATCATCGCTTCGATGTCAGAGCGAGCCGCCTGGGCTCCCAGACCGTTTGCCTCATAGGCTTTGGCGATATTGGCCACCATGGAATCGAAGCCGCCCATGGCTTTCTCGAAGCTAGCCTCGATCTCGCGCCCAGCCTTCTCTGCCTCACTGGCGCCGAAGCTTCGAGCGATCCCGATGCCGGCGCCGATGATCGCGCCGACTCCGGCTCCAATGGCCGTACCGATGACAGGGACTACGCTGCCGATCATCGCGCCAGTCGATGCGCCAGATAGAGCGCCACCAGCGATACGCGAGAAGGCGCTGCCAGACCCTGTCGCCTGTGCAACACCCGCTACGCCCTGGGCGATGGCGAGTCCTTTGCCCGTCTTACCCTGGGCCTCCTGGAAATTCTTATACGCCTCAGATGCAGTATCCCAGCTAACGATGACGTTCGTGATGTCCTTAGCAACGGAACTCAGAGCACCATGTGAGCTCTGAGAGAGCGTCGTCAAGCTGGCGGCAACACTATGGAGCGTATCGGTTAGTTTGATACCTTTCTTGGCAACGTTTTCTAGATCGGTGCTGACATCGCTAAGAGCTTCTTCCTCTGCGAGATCGATGGCGTCGAGTTCGTGGGTGACGACATCGGTGACAGCCTCCCATGCGCGCGACCAGTCTTGGCCGTTAGCTTCAAGCTGCCGTTTCTGGTCTTGCGACCACTGGAGAAGCGCACGTCGCTGTTTGTCGAATGTGTTCTGACTAGCTAGATCCTCTGCGAGACGCTTCTCAGCATTCCTCTGGATCTCAAAGGTGCTGAGCATGGCCTTAGCGACTTCATCTGCAGAGTGAGAGACCGCCGCTTGCCACTTGTTGTGGATGTCTTCACTTTCCTGACCGAACTTTCTTTCCAGTTCTATCGACAACTCAACCATGCTGTCGTAGTTCTTCCACGCCTGCTCCATCTTCTTGACAGCATTCTCACCGATGCCCATCTTTGTGGCGATTTCTTCGGTGGTCAAGCCCAGAGCCTTCAGATTCATCATCTGGGACTCTTGAGCGGCAGTCAGAGTGGCGGTGCTACGCGAAGCGATGGCGATCTTGTCGTTGACTAGTACTAGCGCTTCTGCATGACGCTTCTCGTTATCGACCTGCTCCTTAGTCTTGGCAGCGTGTTTGCCGGCGGCGACCGTTGCCTTTTCGGTTTCAGTCGAGACCACCTTGATTTGGATACCAAGGCCAGACATCCCGAGCTCAGCGCCATTTGTCGCCATGGCGTTCTCTTTGAGCTTCTGATTTGCCTGATCGAGTGTCATCACCAGATGACCGGTGCTATCGACTATGCCATCGAGTTTCTGTCCTCGCTTCGAAGTGAAATTCTCGAGCTCCTCCAGTCGGGAACGGAAGGTCAACACGGCGGTGGCGACCACGCCGATGGCGATGGCTGCCGCCCCGAATGGACCGGTCATGATAGCGAGCGCAGTGCCGAGAGCAGGGAGCAGTGGGAGTAACGCGCCGATGCTCGAGACGAGAAGCCCAGCGCCGACTAGTAACGGACCGATGGCAGCCGCTGCAGCACCGAAAGCGATAGCAGCCGTCTGAACTCCAGATGGGAGTTTCGAGAACCAGTCTACTGCCTTGATGACATAGTCCATCAGTGGCTTGAGATTATCGAGCACGCGGCCGAGAGTGGGAGCGAGCGCGTCACCGAACTTGACGGCAGCGACTTCTGCCGCTGCGGACAATTGCTTCCACGATTGGACTTGCGTCTTGTTCATCGCGTCCGCCATATCTTTCATGGCGCCGTTCGCGCTGTCAGACGAGTGCTGGATATGGCCTAGAACCTTTGCATAGGTGTCCGCCTGGACACCTGCAGTCGCCATGATGTTCTTGACCGCCTCGATGCGACCGAACACCTCGGTCATCGCGGTCTCGTTACCACGGAACTGATCGGCCAGGTTCGTCAGAGTAGCAGCTAGACCCTTGTCCTTGACTTCAGCACGCAACTCTGCATAGCTGGTGCCCATCATCTTCAGCTGGGTTTTTCCTTGCTCAGTCTCCTTGGTGAGAGCCGACATGACCGAAGTCAGCGATGTGACCGCCTCAGTGGTCGGCACGCCAAGCTTCGTCATCGTCGCGATATTAGCAGCGACTTGCTCGAAGTTGATCCCTAGTTGGGCGGCGAATGGGACAACGTTGGCTAGAGTGGGCGCGAGTTCTTTCGCCTCGGCACCGCCGTCCTTGATGGCTTGCGCTAGGACATCGGCAGCATGGGCCGCAGAGATGTTCTTCTCGCCATAGGAGTTGATGACAGCGGTAAGAGCACCAGCCACGTCCACTGTGGCACCGAAACCCGCCTTAGTGCCCTGTGCTGCGATGTCCAAAATCCGCAGAGCGCTCGCTGTATCTTCTACAGTGGACGACACCTTCGTCATCGCTTCGGCCAAGGCACCAGGCCCAATGCCTACATCGGGCGCCATGTCGAGGATGTGTTTCCGGACTTCGTCTAATTCATCTGGGAGAACACCAGCGATGGACACCAGGCGCGTCATCTGTGCCTCAAATGAGGCAGAGAAGGACGCCGCAGCGACGGCAGCACCTGTCAATGGAACGGTGATAGCCGCTGTCAGCGCAGCGCCACCACGGGTCAGAGTCTGCCCGAGATCTCGGAACGATTTGTCCAATCCCTGGAGCGCCTTCGATCCAGAATTGACGGAACTGGTAAAGTCACCCTCGAGCTCGAGGTGCCCTGTAAGTGTTCCGATGTCCATTAGTCGTTCTTCCCAGCTGCGTTATACATCATGGCGATTAGACGGGCAGTTTGCGCCATCTCTTGCCATGTCTTTTCTTTCTTCTTCGCGCCATCGAACTTCAACAGAAAGTCCTCGAGTGGGCGTGCCTTTTCCCCCTTACCGCGATTGATGTTGTAAAGCATCTGAGTGACGGTGGCAATGCGAAGATCCGCTCGATAGTCGCCAAAGGGTGAGAGCTCATGAAAGTGTTCCCATCCTCTGAACTGCTTGGCGGTGAGAGTATGGAGTATCTTGTCAACGTTCCATTCCCCCACCGCCAAAGCCAGTTTGTATGCGAACTGGCGACGTGGACTTCGCTTTAGTCGTTTTTTGCCGCAGCGTCCTGCCCGACGTTCAACCCGTTCAACTTGATGATCGCTCGAACGATCGCCTCAGTGGATCGATGGTTCTTTGCTCTGAACACCGCGATGTTCTTCGGGTCGTTCGCATAGCGCACGTTCGTAGGTTCTGGACCGACGAGACTCTTGCAGATGAGGCGAAGACCGGCCGTGCGCTTCGCCTCCGTCTCGTTGGCTTCACTCCACTCGATCATGTCGCCAGCAGACAGCGATCCGATTCGCAGCTTCTGCCCCGGTTTGAACCCAGGGATCACAGCGTACTCCACTATGTCGGATGACAATACGTCATCCATAGACCCAACCACTTCGTCCGGCGCTTTCACATCAGCCATAATCTGATCCCCCACACAGAATTGTTGGTGCCGGTCTCGAAACAGTACGTCCTCACTCCAAGACCGGCAGAGTGAGCAAGGACGCTGCGTGGGGGCAGGTCTAGCCGACGACCACGCCACCGATCGACATCTTGCCAGTCGGGCGGATCGTGACTTCAGCGCTCATCAGGCCATCCACCGGGGCCATGATTTTGTAGTGCGAGATCTGGCCGCTCATGATCCAGATCAGCCCATCCGGGAACGTGATCTTGTAGCCGTCGGTCGGCGGCGGCTCGGTGATCATCGCCTTCATGAGACCGGTCAGATGGTCCTGAGAGGCGTCGGTCTGCAGCGCGTTCAGCTGCATGGTGAACCCGGTGCGGCGCAGCACACCGACCACGTACGTGTCGATGTTCAGGTTCTGCGTTGTCGCGTCGAACTCGTTGCGCGACAGTTCGGGTGGCGTCACGTCCTTCATCTCCGCGATGGCTGTGAACACCGTCGGAGTCGAAGAAAACAACGCTCGAGCCACAACCGTGCTGTGGCCGGAGATGGCGTGCAGATACCCATCCGGGCTCTGCGTAATCGCCAATGGGACGAGGTGAAACATGGATCTCATCGCTGTGCACTCTCCTGTATAAGAGGGTTACGAGGGGTTCTTTTCGGCATCGATGTTGAACACGATCCTCGGTCGTTGTTGATCATCGAGACCGATGTCAGTCGGCTCTTGCCTTGCTGTGACACTCTGGTAATACGTGCCGCTCAGTGTTACATTGAACAACCCATCCAACGCAAGATACGCCTCCTTCGATTTGCTGCGAGCCGTTGCATAGGACTTAGCTCGCACGACGACCTGCGCCGTCGGTCGCTGGGTGTTCGCAGCCGTTTGATTCTGTATCCGAGTGGGCGCACTGCCTCCGGTCTCGAGTAGAGTGATGTACGGACC